GACGCGGTCATGCCCAGCCTGTCTGACGGGCGAAGTGACCGCTATTAACGGCCCAGGATTTACACCTACACACGGTCGCGCGGCCGTGACGCCTCGATGTGATCGAGATACTTCAGTTTTGTTTCGTATCCATCCAGATTTGTCGCGCCAGTTCCCTAGCGGTCCAGCGCAGTTTCTGTTCGACTGTTTCCATGCGTAGCCCGCGAGCTTCACCCAGGACGACAACACGCGACAACAGGCGTAGACACTTTTCCAGTGCGTCCAGTTTCTTCATCACATCATCCACGCCAACACCACCCCCAGAACGAACACCACCACGAACGGGACCGCGCGTTTCATGCCTTCAGCCTTTCAATCACCTTCGACGCCTGCTGTGGCGTCATCTCGCCCAGCGGCATAGGTCTACCGCACACCTGAACGATGATTTCTTCGACTTCTTCCGGGGACCGCGATTTCGTCAGCGCCTTAATGTAGTTCTGCTGTTTCTGTGACGCCCAGGGGATTTCTTCTTCGACCGGGACGGGCTGTAGCCGGACGACTTTAGCCATTTCTTCGCGCGAAGCGCGCCGCGAAGGATCAGCACCAGCCAGACCAGCATTCGCCAGGGCGCGGCCTACAGCGCTAGTTTCACAGTTCGCCAGGTGCGAAGTCCTGTTCACCATTCCTTCGCCGCGTGTTTCTTCTTCCCAGCCAGTCGCGATCAGAATGTCGTTTGCGTAGAGTTCGGCACGAAACACACATCGCTGGTCGCTGTAATGGACCAGGTGTGTGACGACGCGCGGTGTGATGTTCTGCTGGTGACACTGTTCCAGCCATCGAGAAAGTCGGACCGCGACTGGTTCGTAATCGTCCAGGTTAAATGGCATCGCGTACCCGCCACACGATCGCGTCATTCCCGGACAAGGTAGGACGCACCAGGCCGCTGTCCTCGACCAGCCCGTCACGCACCAGGGACACGCGCGTCGGGCGTACCGTGTTTCCTGAGATGCCTAAAGCGCGTTCGATTTCTTCATCAGTCGCCCCGCTACATGACGCCAAATAGTCGTACAGGTGGGCGCGCTTTGTACCTGTTTTCGGTAGCGCTCGAAGTGCGGCCTTCAGGGATGTTTCCTGTGGTTCGCGCGCCACGATCACTACATTCCGTTCGATGACTTCGCGTTCCTGTATTCCGGCCAGGCCGATGACCTGCTGAAACATCGCCAGCTGCGGGTTCATACTTCGCCGCCCAGTTCGACGATCGCAGCTGTGACCACATCGGCATAGTGGTCCTGGCTCGACAGCTGAAAGTCGACGCGCATGGTTTTTAGTTGGCGGATCAGCCAGGTTTCTTTCTTCGGTGTCAGGATCTGGTTCGCCAGGTCCATGATCGCGGCCTGATGTTTCAGCATCGCGTTTTGTGCTGCGATCTGTCGGTCGATTTCAGCCATGATTTCTTTTCGGGTCCCTTCTGTAAGACCTGGTTCTGGGAAGATGTCAGTCATTCGCCGTTCGCCAGGGTATCCATCCGCTGTTATGGTGTATCGCTCGCGCGGCCCGAAGGTTCGTCATCGGATCCCACAGGTCGTCGCAGTGTGCGACGATACCATGCGCCTGTAGCCATCCTTGCGACCAGTACTTCGACGGTCGACACCAGAACCCGTTAACCTGCGTCAGGCCGTAGGATCCGCCGTTCGGGTCTTTTGGGTTAAACGCTTGCGGCTGACAGCGACTTTCGCGCCAGACCACTTTTATCAGCGTTTCGATGTCCCAGTCGGACCAGCCCGCCCGGTACGCATACAGCGGGACGCTGTCGCAGCCCGCCCAGGCTGGGAACACGGTCGTCGTCGTAGTGCTGGTTGTTGGGGCGACGATGGGGTCGTCGACGAACATGGTCGCCGGGATGATTTCGGGCGCCTGGTAGAAGTTGACATTCGCCCCGGACACGGTAAACACGCCCCAGGCGGCCGCCGTGATCGCTGCCAGTGTTTTCATTACTGCGTAGGTCATAGGTGTTCCAGTTGGTAGGGGACGCCCCAGGTGTCGTCGATCAGGGTCTTAAACGCCAGCTGGGAATGTAGGACCTGGCGGCTATCTGGGTCGCGGAAGATCTGAACCATGACGCGCTGGCCGTTATCCAGGGTCGTCATAAAGACTTCGTAAATAAATGCTCGCGGTTCGTTCATAGCTTCCCTTCTGTAGAAACTGGGTTCGACCCTAACGGACCGCTGTCAGGCGGGTGTGGATGGCGCCGGGGGCGCTTCCAGGACGCCCTGGGGGATGCGATCGCCAGGAAAGTAGAACCAGTGCCAGGGTTCCTGGGGCATGACTTCCAGGGACCAGCCGTAGCGGGGCGCGTTTTCGCACATCCAGCGCCAGGTCGTCGGATCGCCAGTGTCGGCATAATCGCAGGCCAGGCCCAGGTTATGTCGACTACTACCGGGGGCGGCCAGTGGCGCGTTCCCAGGCTTTAGGTACCATTTCACGCCTTGCCAGGTGCGTGTAGATGCCCCGGGGATGGGTTCGCGCTGATACCGGGCGCGGAACGCGGCGGTCTGGGATGCCAGGCTGCGATAGGTGTCCCCGGCGCTGATCGGTCGCAGTAGAACGCCCTGGGCGCGAGCTGCGCGCCGCATGACCTGGTAGGACAGCGCCGCCTTGTGGTACAGGCGGCCGAAGGGTCGAATGTCGGTCAGCAGGCTGTCGGGCAGTTCGCCGGGTTTGACGGTCAGTAGTTGGTCCGGGATGCGTAGTCGCATGATGGGCGGCACTGGGACCGCCGACCCGCTATTTTTTCGAGCGTCCGAACGCTGGGTCATTCGGGTTCAGCCATCGGATCAGCGGCGGAACGAACGCAGCTGTGAACGCTGCTAACACATCTCGCCATGTGACATCGGCAGGGTTTGAGATGTACACGGCGAGCGCCGCGCCGATCGCACTTCTTAAGTACGACGAAAGCATGGCGCGGTCTTTGGGGGTCATTCGTGGCCTTCGATGTGTGTGTCGATTTTCTGTTCGATGCGTCCCAGCGTGTTATGTACTTCGCCGTGATCGACCCGGTTATCGCGCGACAGTTTTCCGATCATCGCCACGATTACAGCGAACCCGCCTGTGATTAGCGCGACAGCCACTTCAGTTTCCACCGTGACCGTAGTGTCATTCTGTTTCGGGTTCGGGATCTGGTGGTGGTGGTGGCACGATGACGACACCGTCGATTACTTCCCAGCCGATCGCGGCTGGGTGTTCTGGTGTGTATTCGATGAGATGTGCCGGGTCGGTGTTGACCCAGTCAGGCGCGACTACTTCGACATTTACGACGACGCCTTTTGTGGTGTCTGGTTCGACTATTGCGACAGTTCGTTCAGCCATTTTTAGACCTGGTACTCAATCCAAATGTACCCCGAACCCCCAGCGGCCCCAACTGTGCTGGCACCAGATCCGGCTGTTCCACCAGCGCCGACCGTAATCGTGATGCTGGCTGCTGGTGTGACCGCCGCACCTGCGACGACATAGCCGCCATTTTGCGCGAATAGTGCGCCGATGCCGCCAGTGGTTGCGTCGCCGCCCTGGTACGGGGTCATCGCACCCTGGCCGCTGTTAACGACACCAGCTTGACAGTTATCGACAGTCCCGACGCCTGAACACTGAATGTTTGATGTGTTCGCTAATCCGCCAGCAGCTGAAATTGTTCCACTTGCGAACGCGACAGAACTGGTCCCGCCATTACCTGCGGCGACAGTTGGCGTTCCTCGATCCCGTAATGAGATTCCGCCGCCGCCGCCGCGAATGTGCGCGATCGCATAAGTGACGCCAGCTGGGACTGTCCATGTTCCTGACGCGGTGAAGGCTGCCACATTTGTCATACTTCCTAGATTAGCCCAGGCGGACCCGTCATAGTACTGAACCTTATTCGTGTCTTCGAGATAACACAGTTGGCCTTCGGCCAGTGTTTTTTCACCTGATCCGCCGAACGCAGCGTCCCGGTCGGTGGTGTTGGCGAACACGGGGACGCCTGTTCGGGCGCTGGTGTTTAGTTGTGCGGCTGTAAGTACTTGTCCGGCCGTAAATGTTGGGACTGTGGTCTGTGCGTTCGCGCCCATACGCCTATCCTAAGACATTTTCGGCGTCGATGATGCCATAGGTGACATCGTCCAGGATTAGTTCATAGACCACAGTTGTCGGGGCCGTAAAGTACATGACGGAATGGCCGCGCAGGACGGACAGTTCGTGTTCGATGCCTTCGATGGACAGTTCCTGGGCGATCTGGTTCCCGGCGATGGTCTTTTCGATGCTGATGGTGTCCCCGATGTCGACGGTGGCGAGCGTGTCGCGCTGCCCGGTGGTCAGCATTAGGAAGTCGGTGCCGACAGCTGTAAAACGGGGTTCAGGTTCGGGTTCCAGTAGGTAGTCGGCCAGGTCGTCGATCTGGCCTTGTAGGTGTAGAAGGCTGTTTCCGATGCTTTCGGCCTGGATGAAGTAGGTCGCCTGGGATGTTGGGTCGTCGGCTGTGCCGCTGGTGCCATTCAGCCCGGTGACGACCGCCCTGTTTATGACCTGGTCGGCCTCGAAGGTGATCCCTAGTTCGTTGTAGGGGATGTTTGTTCCGTCATCGTGGAAGTCTGCGACTGGCCCGGACAGTGTGGTGCCTACGCGCGGCTGAAACACTAGAACGCCGGATCGGTCTATGAACAGGCGGCCCTGTTCGGCGTCATTTATTTGTCCCAGGTAAGCCAGGACATTCGTTCCGGCTGGGACGGTGTAGGCGCTGTCATGGCCCAGGTCGACGGTCCCGGTGTTGATGTTGCGCGCGGCGCCGCCCGGATAGTCGACTTCGGGCAGGTCTAAGACTGTTTCGATGCGTTCCCCGGATGTTTCTGGATCGACATTTAGCTGGTCCATGATGGTTTGGGCGAGCAAGTAGAAACGGTCGACACAGTACACGGTGACGGTGTCCAGGCCGCCCAGGGCGAAGTTGTAGTCGTAGTTCACGATGTACCCCTGAAACAGCGACTGGGCGGTATTTGTGGCGTCGTAGCGGATTAGTTTCACCTGTCGCATGGGGGCCAGTCCGGGGATCCCCTGGGCCTGGTCGTAGTACGGGTTTGATGGGCTGTCATCGAATGGGTTAAACACGCCCTGGGCCAGTGTGTCGTTAAGCGTAAATGACATCTGTCCGGCCGCGAACTGGTCGCCCTGGTCGCGTCGACCGCGTTTCACATTGACGCCGATCGTTCCGTCCATGACCGACGCGAAACCTGTTGTCCCGTCCAGGACATAGCTGGTGTTATCTAGAACGCCTTTTACCGGGTCGTCCAGTGTGAAGCTGTCGATCAGAAACCCGACATCGACCAGCAGGTCGTAATCACCACTGTCGACGACGCTAAAGCCAGCCATTAGGCGACCTGAATGTTGGCGGGGCCGCCCGTCCTGTTGTAGGCGCGGATGGCGTTAATGACCGCCTGACCGATTTCGGCGCTGGTGGCCAGGCCCCCGGTGACATTCACGGTCACATTTCCGAACCCGGACCCGCGATCCAGCGGGACGACCGCTTCGGGTCCAGCTTCACCGACGACTGCCAGGGTCGCGCTGCGAACGATGCCGCCTTCGGCCAACATCGGGATTTTCGGGACGCTGAACCCTTTTCCGCCCAGGCCGGGAACCCAGTTGGGAAACTCGAATGACAGTTTTCCGATGGTGTTATTCCACAGTCGGGCGATCGTGTTAAAGATGTTTTTGTAGATGTTTAGGACGCCCTGGACATAGTCGCCCAGAAAGTCCAGTGACGCGCTGACGCCTGTTTTTATGGCCTGGAACACGGTGTCGACTACTTTTCGGACCCCGTCGAACTTAAAGTAGAGCGCTGTCAGGATCGCGATGAACGCGACGACCGCCAGAATGACGATCGTGATCGGGTTCGCGGCCAGTAGTGCGTTCCACGCAAGCGTCAGACCGTTGACGATGGTCTGGATCGCGGTCCATGCTTTCATCGCGAAGTTCAGTGTCAAGATGACAGTGGCCAGGCCGCCGATGACCCCGGCGATGATTAGGACCAGTTTCGTGTTTTCTTGTAGCCATGATGCGAAGTCGACGAAGTAAGGGATGATGGCGGCGACGACTGGCAGTAATGCGGCGCCGATGCTTTCTTTCGCTTCGCCCAGTTGGATCGACAGGTTTTTCATCTGTCCTGCTGCCGTGTTCGCTGCGTCGGTCGCGGCGCCCCCGGTAGTCCCGGCCAGCATTTCCATCACCGTGTTAAAGTCGGCGCCCTCTTTGATGACTGGGATCAGGCTGGCGTCGAGCGCTTTCAGGCCTTTCATGTTTCCGTTGTACGCTTTCGACAGTGCGTCGGTGACGGTCGACAGATCGTTCCCGGTCGACGCGGCGATGTCCATCGCCTGCGCTAACAGTTCCTGACCGTATTCCAGCGACCCGGTCGACTGGACAAGTGTCGCCAGGGCCGGGCGAAGTTCGTCGTCAGCGGTCGCTGTTGCCTTTGACAGCGTCGTAATGAACTTTTCGTTAGCGGCGATCTGTTCATCAGTTGCCAGGCTGGATCGTCGAATGACACCTTCCAGCTGCGACTGTGCGGCGGCATCTTCCATAGCCGCTTTCGTGGCATCGCCCAGGGCGACCGCCAGACCGCCGATCGCCGCCGCTGCGGGAAGCGCCGCTTTCTTTATGGCGAACGCCGATTTAGCGCCTACGCCTTCGAGCTGCTGGAACTCTTTAACGGCCTTGTCTAGACCTTTACTGTCGAAGTCGCTGATGATGGGGATCCTGATCGCCATTACATCACCAGCCTTTTCCCGATCGTGTCCATTAGTTCTTCCACTAAGTCAACCATGTTCCGTTCCACTGCGTCAGCGTTTCGTTCATAGGTCGGCCACATGACGCGCGACGGTGGCCCGAACTGGGCCGTGATCGCGTCGACGAACCTGGCGCCCTGTGGCGACTGTCCGCCAGCCTTGCCAGCCATGTCGATTATCGACGCGGCCGGGTCTTTCTGAATAATGACGATGGTCCCCTGGTTCCGTTTTCCAGTGTCGATTTTTAGGCCGACCGCTTTCTGTGCGGCGGCCCGGTCGTAGGGGAACTTTTTATTTCCGCGCTGTGTCCAGGAACGCGACATCCCGGACAGATACCTGTTCGGATAGGCGTTTTTGATCGCGTCGGTCGCAGGTTTGACGACTTCTTTAGCCTTTTTGTTTAGGTCTTTTCGCAGCTGCGGATCGAGTTCCTTCAGTTCTTTTAGCGCTTCCTTTACGCCGAATACCTGGATCGTGGTGTCGGTCGTCATCGTTTTTTGTTCGCTTCGTTCAGGACGCGAAGCACCGTGACCAGGTCGCGTGTGTCGAATGGGATGTCATGCGGCCAGAACCCAGTAGCCGCCAGCACTTCTGCTAGCTGGCGTCGGAAACTGCCGCGTCCGTAGGGTTTGGATCGGTCTGGTCGACTGCGACGATTTCCATGTCGGGATGTGCCGCCAGCCATTCCTTCCAGGTTTGTTCTTT